CCTCAATCCTGTTCTGTGTATCCTTGTGGTCAGTAAGACCGTTAACAAATCGCGAGAGTTTGGGTATGCGATTAAGCAAAGATTGTCTCACCCACGTTGGCTGAAGTTACAAACAGCCTATGTGCCAGAGGGCGGTTGGAAACAAGACGCTGATACCTGGAAGGTAGACACCGTTTACCTTGGGGGCGATGCGAGAGATTCATCCGAGAAGGACCCAACTATCCAAGCACTTGGTATGGGTGGTCAGATTTACGGTGCTCGTGCTGACCTGATTATCTTGGATGACTGCATTACCACTGCCAATGCCCACGAGTGGGACAAGCAGATTAACTGGTTACAAAAAGAAGTTATTACCCGTTTGGGTAAGAATGGCAAGTTGCTGATTGTAGGGACACGAATTGCGGCGAATGATTTTTATAAAGAACTTCGTAATCCTAAGCATTGGTCTGGCGGTAGGTGCCCATTTACTTACATGGCTATGCCTGCGGTATTGGAGTATGGGGAGAAACCAGAAGACTGGGTAACCCTTTGGCCTAAGTCTGACCATCCTTGGGATGGAGACGAAGATGAATTACCCGATGAGCAAGGGCTATATCCCAAATGGGATGGACCATCTTTATTTAAACGGCGTGGTGAAGTAACTCCTAGTACTTGGGCTTTAGTTTATCAGCAGGAGGATGTCGAAGAAGATTCCATCTTCCCACCCGCACTGGTGCAGGCTTGCACCAAGGGTATGCGTAAGCGAGGTCCGTTAAAACAGGGCGTGGTGGGACATCCGAATCATGTAGAAGGTTACACAGTTGTTGGCTTTGACCCTGCTATGGGCAGAGGCCATGCTGCATTTGTAGCAATGACTTATAACCGAGTAGACGGAAAGATGTATGTGCTGGACTGTGAGAACATGTCTGAGCCTACGCCGCAAAAGATTCGTGCCATGATTGAAGAGTTTACAATCAAGTACAGTCCTAATGAGTTTCGTGTTGAAATTAACGCACACCAGAAAGCCTATGAACTAGATACAGATTTACGTCAATGGCTATCGCAATACGGCTGTAGTTTAAAGCCACACTTTACACAGAAGAACAAGTGGGATACCTCCCACGGTGTTGCATCTATGTCAACGATGCTAGGCACTATGCACGATGGAGTATTCCAAAAAAACAATACGATTGAGTTTCCTTCGGCTGATGGTTCAGAGGGAGTCAAGGCTTTAATTCAACAACTCATAACTTGGAAACCAGATACCAAAGGCAAGACTGACTGCGTTATGGCTATGTGGTTTGCGTTTATACGCCTACGTGAGTTAATGCAACAGAGCACAGTAATAGCAAAATACTCAGAAAACCGTTGGGCTACCCGTGCTCAACTATCAAAACGTGGAAGCGTAAACCTAGACCTTGCCTTGCAAGAACAGTGGCAAGAACAATTCGGATAAGGAACTAACATGGCACGTACTGGACAAGCGGCAAAAGCAATTAAAAAAGCAGCCGATGCAAAGCCTAAGGTAAGTAATAAAAAAATTCTTAAGGATGCAACTGCCAATGCTGCCATGCTTATAGGACCTGGTAAATTTCTTAAGGCTGGAAAGATTGTTAAAAAGGGTGTTGACTCTCTTAACAAGACTAAGAGAATTGCAAAAGATAAAGAGATTATTGCACGTTCTCCAGATTTAAAACAAACTCCTAACATGACAATTGGGCAAGCAAAGCGCATGAAACAAGGCACTAAGCAACTTGCAAAGACAACCAAAAGAATTGCTAGGCAAAGCAACAAAAAGAGTTCTTATGGTTCAACAACTGTTGGCGAGTCAAATGCTTTTAAAATTAAAATGGGTCTTGATAAAGGCTTTGGCGGAGTAGAAGTACCAGGCATGCCTGCATTAAGTACACCACCGCTAGGTGGATTACGCAAGGGTGTTCCAGATAATATGACACTTGGTCAGTTAGATAGATTTGATGCTATTCGCGAAGGTGAAAAAGCAAAGGCTTACGCTGCTGCTTATCGCATGGCAAAGCGTGAAACCAAAGGCATGAAGAAATCTATGCAATCTAATACAACTCGTACTGTAAAGAAGGTCGCTACTGGAACTGGCATTGCTGGTACAGGAGCAGCAGGCGGAGCATACGCTGTTTCAAAGAAGTCTAATCCAAAACCTAAACCAGCAAGTGCCAAGCGCACACGCTCTGGTCAAAAAGCAAAGGGTAAGTAATATGCCAGTACCAATTATAGCAGCAGGAGCAGCAGCAATTGCTGCACGTCTTGCAGCAAAAAAAGGTAGCGCAAGCAGCAGGTAAACAAGTTGTAAAAGCAACTTTAGGAAAGAAATCTGCTGCAAAGTACGCAGCACAAAAGACTGCTTCAAATACTAAAACTGCTGCCGCTTTAAGTAGAAATGCAAAAAAAGCAGCAGAAACAAGGGCTGCACTAAAATCTGCAAAAAGCAAGCCACCTCTT